CACAAAGACAGGTCAGACAGCAAAGACCAATCTTGAAACTGCAATCACAAATGCAAATACTGCAAAGACACAGCTTGAAGGGGTCATCACAAATGCAGGGACTGCACAAAGCAATCTTTCCAATGTTATTTCAACCGCAAATCAGATTGTGACTACATTGGAAGCAGACATTGCAACAGGAAACAATCTTGCATCTTCTTTGGATAGTAAGAATGCAACCGCTGTTCAGAACATCAATGACCTGACTGATGCAAATTTTAATGCAAGGGAAATTCTGACAGGTGTGGATGACATCAAAGCATATCTTGGATATACAGATGAAGACATTGTTGGTGTTCAGGTTGATTATAAGAACAAAACATCACAAAGACTTGCAGGTGCTTATGACCTGACAGGCGGTTCAGACTTTGATAAATATGAAATGTTTGGTGGAAGAAAAAGATGCAATGTTTCAGATGATGGAACAATAGTTGCTTGGTATGGTGATGATAATTATGCAGAAGATGGTTCAATGGGTCAGGTCATGGTTTATCAGCCTGCATTTTATTACAAAGTTGTTCCATTGGAAATTGATGCACAGACAGATGGTGTTGGTTATCATTTAAGAAAAGCAAATTACTATGTCAGCACCAAAGCAAAGACAGGATTCAAAAGACATCCATTATTTTATGACAAAAATGGTGAAGAAATTGATTTTGCATTCTTGTCAGCATTTGAAGGTTCAATCTTTGATGTGTCCGCTGATGCGTTTCTTTTTGCTGATGAACAGGTCATGGATAATGCAAATGACAAGTTCTGTTCTATTGCAGGGGCAAAACCTGCAAGCGGTAAAACACAGGATTTGACAAGACCAAAGATTGAACAGATGTCACAGAATCGTGGTTCTGATTGGCATGGTGACCTTATCAAAGCAGAATCTGCAAATCAGATTCTTATGATTATTGAAATGGGAATGATGAATTTACAGACTGCTATTGGTCAGGGTGTTGTTTCTGTTTCAGATACATCAAATACTGAAAATAATTCCAAAGAAACAGGTCAAACATCTTCACTTGGTAATTCAACAGGTGAAGCAGAAGGAACATCAGGTCAGGTTTCTGTTACATATAGAGGTGTTGAAAACCCTTGGGGTAACATTTGGAAACATGTCTATGGTGTCAATATTTATGGAAATGGTTCACAGAAAGGCGGTATTCCATACATTGCAAATGACTTCAACTTTGCTGAATCCAAGAATTCAGGAAATTATGAAAGTGCAGGATTCACTGTCACAAATGCAAGTGGTTATATTTCAGCAATGGGATATGGCGGTGAAGATTTTGATTGGTTGTTCATGGCTTCTGAATGCCTTGGAAATAGTTCAGTCCCTGTTGGTGATTATACATATATCACTGCAAATCTGAATGGATATAGGATTGCTCGATTGGGCGGTGGTTGGGCTTATGGTTCTAATGCGGGCGGTTTCTGTTGGTATTTGGATTATGGTGTCGGGGCTCGTTATCGGAGTATCGGCGGTCGGTTGGTGTATGTTCCTACCAAAGCAACTGCAACATCTTATGCAACAAATATCACTGCATGGAAGCAGAAAATGGTTGCTTAAAAATTGAATATATGGGTCAGACAATGCTGATTTTTTAAAACCTGTTGTGGCTACCTGCAACAGAAAATCCATAAAAAGATTACTCGATTGGGCAGTAGTTGGAATAATGGTTCTAATGCAGGCAGTTTCTATTGGAATTTGAATAATAGTGTCAGGAATCGTAATCGGAATATCAGCAGTCAGTTAGTAAATGCATTAAATTCACCAAAAACAAGGACTTCCAAAAGCGGTTGTCCTTGTTTTCATATAGTCTGAATTGTCTGACCCTGCCACTTGGCAAAACACAAAAGTCCTGATTTCCAATCAGGCACAGAAGGAAGGTTGTGTTAGTAGGTCACAGTGTTCTGTGATGCGAAAACTTGACTTTTAATGCATACAGAAAAGAGAATGACAGCACATGAAAAGATTTGGGAATTTATATCCAAAAATCTATGACATGGAAAATTTGAAACTTGCACACCAAAATGCAAGAAAGGGAAAAGGGTGGTATCAAGAAGTTTTAATGGTCAATGAAAATCCTGATTATTATTTGGGATTGTTGCAGAATCAGTTGAAATATAAAACCTATCACACATCAAAATATGAAACTTTCATCAAAAATGACAGTGGCAAAGAAAGGGAAATTTTCAAACTTCCATACTTTCCTGACAGAATATGTCAATGGGCAATCCTGCAAGTGATTGAACCTATACTGATTAAAAACCTGACAATTGACACTTATTCAGCAATTCCTGAAAGGGGAATCCATTTTGGATTGAAAAGGGTTCAGCATGATATGCAGACAGATGTCAAGGGTTGTCAGTATTGTTTGAAGTTGGATGCAAGAAAATATTATCCTTCCATTGACCATGACATTCTGAAAGCAAAATATGCAAAGTTGTTCAAGGACAAGGATTTGTTGTGGTTGCTTTATGAAATTATTGATTCAACAGAAGGAAACACAGGTGTTCCAATTGGAAACTATCTGTCACAGTATTCAGGGAACTTCTATTTTTCGTCTTTTGACCATTGGTTGAAGGAAGAAAAGCATGTCAAACATTATCACAGATATATGGATGACATTGTGATATTTGGTGAAACAAAAGAAGGTCTGCATCAGTTGAAAGATGACATTGATGTGTATTTCAAGAATGAACTGCATTTGACTATAAAAGACAATTGGCAGATATTCCCCACTTATGTCAGGGGTGTTGATTTCCTTGGATATAGAATTTTTCTGAATTATGCACTGTTACGAAAAAGCACCTGCAAGCAGATGAAAAGAAAGATGACAGACATCAGGAAGAAGGTCAACAGTGGAAATCTGATGAATTATTCTGAATGGTGTTCAATCAATTCATACAAGGGTTGGTTGATTCACTGCAATTCTTTCAGGTTGCAACAGAAATATATTCAACCTTTGATTCCACATGCTAACAGGTATTATGAAACCAATATCAAATCAAAAAGAAAGGCGGTTTGTCAAGTATGAAAGATTATGGACTTCAAAGAAGTGCTGTTGAACCACTTGCACTTGAAATCACAGACAGCAAGGTTTTTGTTGCATCTGACATTGAACAGGTCACTGTGACAGTGGATGAACAGGAAGTGCAGGAATGGCAGTTCAACCTTGTGGAATATGACAAGGATGAATATATCAAGATTATTTCTGACAGAAATGACAGTCTTGAAGCACAGATGACAGACACACAGGTTGCACTGTGTGATGTTTATGAAATGCTTGCATAACAGAAAGGGGTGAATTGCAATGGCAAAGGTTTATGCAGATTTAATCATCAAGGGAAGAAAAACCATTGATGATGTTCCTGAAAGAATCAAGGAACAGGTGAAGCTGGTTCTGATTGACCTTGATGTTCCTGAACTTGCAGAGTAACAAAAACAATCCCCACTTGGACACAGCCTTGTGGGGATTCTCATTTCAGAAAGGAGAAAATCACATGAAAGAAGGAATTTGCACAGGGGTTGGTCTTGTCGGTTCATTCATTGCATCCCTGTTTGGGGGGTGGGACACAGGTTTGGTGACACTGATTATTTTTATGGCAATTGATTACATCAGCGGTCTTGCGGTTGCAGGAATTTTTCACAACAGCAAGAAAACTGATTCAGGAACACTTGAATCCAAAGCAGGTTGGAAAGGTCTTTGCAGAAAATGCATGACACTTCTGTTTGTCCTTATCGCATACAGACTTGACCTTGTGATTGGTTCAACTTATATCAGGGATGCAGTCATCATTGGATTCATTGCAAATGAAACAATTTCCATTGTAGAAAATGCAGGTCTGATGGGTCTTCCACTTCCTGATGTCATCAGTAAAGCGGTTGATGTACTCACAACAAAAACAAAGAAAGATGAAGGTGATGACAATGAGTAATGAAGAATTTATTCAGGCGGTTGCAGGTTATGTTCAGAAATATGCATCTTCCTATGGAATCATGGTTCACAGTCCAATAATCGCACAGGCAATTCTTGAAAGCGGTTGGGGAAAATCCACACTTGCTTCCAAGTATCACAATTATTTTGGACTGAAATGTGGAAGCAGTTGGACAGGAAAATCTGTCAACATGACCACACAGGAAGAATATACAGAAGGAACATTGACCACAATCAAGGACAATTTCAGGGTTTATGATTCTATGGAAGAAGGTATCAAGGGATATTTTGAATTCATTCAGTATTCAAGATATGCAAACTTGAAAGGAATCACTGACCCAAAAGAATATTTGGAAACAATCAAAGCAGATGGTTATGCTACAAGTTCCACATATGTCACAAATACATATGCACTTGTAACACAGTACAATCTGACACAGTATGACGGAAAAGGAAGTGTTGAAGAAATGGCAAACGCAGTTGTAAAACAGGCACAGGCATGGATTGGATGCAAGGAAAGTGATGGAAGTCACAAGCAGATTATTGATGTGTATAATTCACATACACCACTTGCAAGAGGTTATAAGGTACAGTACACTGACGCATGGTGTGCAACCTTTGTTTCTGCTTGTGCAATCAAGGCAGGATGCACAGATGTCCTTCCAACTGAATGTGGTTGTGATAGGATGATTGACCTGTTCAAAAATCTTGGTGAATGGGTTGAAAATGATGCATATGTTCCAAGTGCAGGTGATGTCATCTTCTATGATTGGGATGATTCGGGAAGCGGTGACAACACAGGTTCTTCTGACCATGTGGGAATTGTTGAATCCTGTGATGGAAAGAACATTGTTGTCATTGAAGGAAACAAGAATGATGCAGTTGAAAAAAGAACCATTGCAGTTAATGGAAAATTCATCAGAGGTTTTGGTGTTCCAAAATACAGTGGAACTTCTAACACAACAAGCACTACCACAAGCACTACAACCAAAAGTGTTGCAGAAGTGGCACAGGAAGTGATTCAGGGTCTTTGGGGCAATGGTGATGACAGAAAGACCAATCTGACCAATG